AATAGCTGATAAATTAAGTGCTCATTTTAAAGGCCCCGGGGCATTGTATAAAATTGTCGGTAGGGAAAGGCAATATAAAACTCCGGAAGGCGTATTGGTTGTTGGTGGGGATGCTAAAAAAGCCTTTGATGATCTGATCTTTTCTACAGACATAGAAGGATTTGGCAAAAAGATTAGACTTCTATCACTAAAGTTTGATAAGATATTTACAAGTATTTCCGAAAGTATAAAAGCCGGAGATATTGACGGAGCAGATTATGAAAGTTTCAAAAAAGCTTTTAAAGAACAAATTGAAAAAAGAGCTACTTTCAGTGCAAAACGTGGGACTCCTATTCCAGCAAGCACTACAAAAGCAAAAGCCGAAGTTGCAAAAGGTGGCGGTAAAGCTCCTATCACTACTGCCGAAAGGCAAGCAAGAATTGAAGCTCCATTAGAAACAGAAGCTCAAAGAAAAGAAAGAGTAGAAAAAACAATTGAAGAAGCCACTCCTGTCAAAAAAGGTACTGGTGGAGAATTATTAGGGACTCCTCTGGGGGAAGAAATGCAGTACGGAGGAGATTTATTTACTCAAAAAGCTCCTTCAGGTCTTGCAAGTACTAGCGTAGGTAAGATAGGAGAATTTGAAAACATACCTGCTGAATTGACTGAAGCTTCTAATTTCAAGTTATTTGAAAAAACAAGGGTATTAACCGATAAGTATATTAAGATGATCGGTAAGGGGACTTTGGGTGAAAGGTATACTCCAAGACGCGCACTAGGTGTCTTTTACTCCGACACATACAACGTAAGAGTCAATGGAATGAATGATTTAGGAGTTACTGCCCATGAGGACAGTCATTTACTGGATGCTGCTTACAACATAAGTGATAGATTGTTGGAAGTTAAGGGATGGGCTAAAAACGGTAATCCTATATATTCTCCAACAACAAAAGGACTCCGGAAGGAAATAACTGATCTTTATACGGAATACTACGCAGGAGGTAAAAAAACTCACAAATTGAAGAAAAGGGCAGTTGAGGGATTTGCAACCCTGATGGAGAAATATACGGAGATTCCGACAACAATTACTACTAAGTTTCCTAATCTTGTAAAGGAATTTCTCAAAGAAGAGGGCAAGTACTACAAGCCAGTAATAGGCGAGATGCTTAAAGATCTCAGAGAAATTGTTACCGAGTATCAGGGGCTGGATCCATTGGATAAAATCGGGGCAAGAGTTACTAAAAATGCCCTTGAACCTAAAAAACAATTTCTGAACTTGGCTGAGAAAGTCAGAACTTTTGTAGAAGATGAGATATATCCGGTTGAAAAGGTTGCCAGAGTTGCAGGAGTGCATTTTACCAAAGATGATCCTTCACTGTGGCTTAGGGCTATGCAGACAGGCGGAGGAGTCTATGCCAACAATGTCTTGACCAAAAGAGGTTACTGGGCTTTTAGGAATGGGGATTTTGTCAAAGTACACGATTTTAACTGGAAAACTCTGATAGACCACTTAAACAAGGAAAAAACGCATGATTCATTTGGTTATTACCTTGTTGCAAGGCGCGAACACTATGCCTATGAAGAATTGGCCGAATATAAAGCTAAAGTAGACAAAGCCAAACAGGTTGTCAAAGATCTGGGAAAAGAGGCCGGGGAAGTTGCGGATGAAAACGGAAATACTCCGCTTGATAACTTACGCCAAGCCCAGGAAGAATACAGCAAATTAAAGAAAGTGCTTGATAATGACGGATTTACTGAAGAAGAAGTATCTGAAGCTTACCTTGCAAATGCAGAGAGATTTAAAAAAGAAGAAGAAGTCTTTGATGTATTAGTAAGTGAAGATCTGAAAATGCTCCATGATCCGGAAGTCCAGTTGGTAAATAATGAAACTTTCCAGAAATTAACAGACAAAAAAGGCTATGCTACCTTCAAAAGAAGGTTTGAGGATGAACTTGTAGGCGAGGAGGGTTACGGAGCTATGACAGTCAAAGGTGGAGTAAAAGCTTCATTCTTAAAGTCCAGAGCAGGAAGTGCAAGGGCAATTATAAATCCGGTTGCCTCAAGTGTCAGAAACCATATAGAAGCGGTTAAAAAGAGCATGAGGCAGATTGTCTATAACAAAATAGGCAAGATCGCGGAAGAAGCGGTTGTTCCGGATATGTTTCAGAAGTTACAGCTTCAGATAACTGCTGATGCGAAAAACCGTATCTATTATCCGCAGGAGAAGGATCCGAATATCATTATGGCTAGGATTGATTATAAAAGAGTTCCTATCCTTACCCATAGCCTTATTAAGTCAACAATAGATAATGTTTTAACTTTCCAGTCAATGAACATATTTGAGCAGGTGTTGGTATCTGCATCAAGGATGTTCACAGTAGGTACTACCGGAATGTACCCTGCTTTTGCAGCTACCAATTTTGCGGCAGACCAGTGGAACGCTATCGTTAATAGCAGAAACAAATATACTCCCCTTGTGGACTCGCTACGCATACTCAAAGAAGGCATGACAGGACAAAAGGGTGAAGTAGGCCGGATTTATGAAATGTATGAGGTTCTGGGCGGTTCCAGGCTTACTCTTGCTAACTTTTTGTCATTACCTGCGGACCAGGCGGTAAAAGCGGTTATCAATGAAAGAAACGGCATACAAAAATCACTTGACCTTATTAATAAAGGTATAAACGTCTTTTCAATTCCCTCAAACACTTCAGAGACTGTTACAAGGTTCGCGGAGTTCTATAAAGCTATAAAAGCCGGAAAGTCACAAGTTGTAGCACTGGAGGAAGCGGCAAGAATCACCGGACCATTCCATCACATAGGCAGTTGGCGTGTAAAAGGTATTTCGGGCAAGAATATGATTAAGGCCATGCCCTTTGCCAACGCTTCCTTGCAGATAATGACACAACTTATCAGGACCGGGCAGGATAGCACAGAAGGAAGAAAAAGAATCGCTTTTGCTATGGCAGCACTTGTAGGACTATACCTAAGTAGTATCGCCGCCGTTTCTCAGTTCGGAAGTGACGATCAGAAGGAACAGTATAAAGATCTTAAGACAAACGAAATAGGGATGTTTTTATACTTCCCCTTTACAAACGGCAAGGGTTTGGTAAGGGTAAAAGTATCTCCGGAGTTGTCGGTCATAGCAACAATGATGGCATTAAAGATTAACGAACAGGTATTTGGGGTTAAATATAAGCTCGCTGAATATGCAGACGCGCTTTTTAACATACTTCCACAGCAAATGCAGATTAACGATCCTGCTGCCATGTTTCTTTCCTGGTTTAATCCCCTCGTTAAAGTTCCCTTTGAGTTGATTGCAAACATTAAGGACTATCCCAGTGTCAGACCAATTGAAGGGGCAGGTATGCAATATAAAGCTCCGGGTGAGCGCTATAATGAATCAACTTCAACTTTGGCTAAGGTTTTGGGTAAGAAACTTAATATATCACCTCTTAAAATAGATTTTCTTGTTACAGGTATATTCGGAAGGTATACAGGTTTTTTTACAGGCAAACCCGGAATATACAGTGTTCAAAATGCTTATTTAAGGGATTATTACTTTACAACTGGAAGGCGTGTTGAAAACTTTTATGATGAATACAATAAAGCCCAAGCACAGTATAAACAAATTGATACGCTTCCCAGAGAGCAAAGGGCTGCAGTAGCCAAAAAATACGGCCAGGTTAAAAATATAAATGATCTCCTGAAAGTATACAGAGACATAGATCTGCAAAAAGATCCTCTTAAGGCCCAGAAGCTGAGGAATATGATTATAAAAGAAATAGATAAACTAAGTGGTGAAGGAAAACAATCCAGTATAAAGATGAGAGATTCCCTTGCAAGTCTTGTTAAAGGAGCCGGAAACATAATAAGCAAACTTACTCCTACTGTTAATGCTATGGAGGGTGGAAAGAAAGTCTTGGGAATAGAAGTTAAAGGGGATGATGTGATAACAAGATATGAAGATAGTGAGGGAGTGTACAAAGAATCTCATAAAAATATTGATAGTGATTTAAGCATATTGCAGTCTGTTGGTAAGGTACTTGGTGATATAGGAACAAAATTAGGGCTTCCTGAACTTAATGTTTCTGAAAAACTGGGTTACAGAAGTAAGGAGGAAAGGATAAACGAGCTTCTTAGTTATAACGATCAAATAAACGCGACAGTAGAAAAGCCTAAGAAAACAGGTCCGGGATTCACTGAACCAATGCAACAGCCAAAGGGAGTATTAGAAGCCAAACCTGAAGATATTAAAAAGGTTATTCCCAAAGAATACGAAGATTTAATTAATGAAGAATTTGGAGATCAAGCTGAAAATGCCAAGCGAGTCTTGCGCTATACCAATGAAAAGGGCGAGGTTCATGGGGAGAATCCGGGTTATAGAGCAGGAAGGGAAGTTGATGTTTCCAATGAGGGTTATCAGAAAGGGGTTAATTCAAAACAATCTCCGGGTGATGTACTGGGGAAAGATGGACTTTGGTACTCGCAGGACAGAGGACTTTACAGGATAAACTCAAGGAATTTTACAGACAGAGAATTTAAAAGATATAAAAAGAGATTAAAGGCTGCAGGAATCACTATTGAGAGTCCGGAGGAAGCTTGGGATGAAATGCTTGATCCGGAAAAAAATATTAAGATGGCTAAAATTATTTATGATGAGGGCGGTTGGGGAAGGTGGTTTGCTGCCCCTCCTGATTTATTGGCCAAAAGATGATATATGATGACTTGGCTTTTCTTAAAAGAATTGGACTTGCTATAGTTGTATCGTTCATAATGATGGTAGTAGGTATCATGTTTGATTTGTTTTTATCGTATTTTTAAAATGTCAACAAAAAGAAGTGTAAATATTAATGATATTGGTGTTGACGAAGGTTACAAAATGTCAATGGCTGAGTTTAAGGGAGCAACCATCAATGCCTTACAGTATATCAATAAGAACATTCAGGATCTACAAGAATCAAATAGTAGCTTGCAGAACCAACTTAATAATCAAAAGTTAATTGCGGCAGTAATAGGAGGAGTAGCTGGCGTGATTTCCGCGATAGTCACTCCTTTTAAAAAGTTATGAATTTATCAGAAATAACAGAGATAATAGGATTTATTTCAACTTTTCTTTTGGGATTCGTCTGTTTTAGAGCTTACAGGAATGGTAATTCTAAGCCTGTCGTTTTATTTTGGGTGGGAGTTACATTCTTAGTTATCAGTTCCGTACGTTTTGGTGCTATTGCTGGATTCCTTAATTTACAACAGACGAGAGCTATTACGGGCGTTTTCTATCCTTTTGCTCTTACAGCGATTTTGTTAGATAATAGAAGGATCAAGTTTCTTAAATAATGTTATGACAAGAGAAGAATTATCTAAAAAAGTAGACGAGTTTGTTAATAAGTATAAAGGCCAACAAAAAGGCTATCCGACAGACAGTAATTACTTCGGAGAGTGTCTTAGTATCGTTAAGCTTTGTATAAAAGAGATCTTTGGTGTTGATGCTCCTCCTAGTGGTAGCAATTCAGCTTATGGTTACTGGATAAACTTTCCCAATCCCCTACCTACATTCTTTGAAAAAGTACAAAATACTCTGACAAGAGTACCTCAAAAAGGAGATATTATTATCTGGAATACGAGTGTTGGTGGAGGATATGGCCATATTGCTATTTTTGTTTCCGGAGACGTAAATGCTTTTACCAGCTTTGACCAGAATTGGAATGGTAGGTATGCGCATTTGCAGGTCCATGACTATACCAATGTTGTGGGCTGGCTGAAAGTTAAGACGGATAATGAGCCAATTCCGCAACCTGTTATAACAGACCAAACAAAATTAAATATAGGTGGTGTTTTCGGAGAGATGGAATTTCAAAAAGTTAGGAGTACATTGTTTGAGCAAACTGAAATAATAAAAACTAAGACAACCGAGCTAGGTAAATTAAAGGAAGATTTTGAAAATTATAAAAACGGGATTGAAATGGCCCAAAAAGAGGCGATAGCCAAGGCAATAGCGGAAAGTGATGTAAAATGGCAGATACAGTTGGAGAGTGCTAAAGAAACTATCCAAGCTATTTACAATCAGGAATTTTCTAAAATTTCCTATAAAATTCTGTTAAGTTGGGGCTGGAAGAACTTTTGGGCAGGGAAAAGAGGATAATTTACATGAATGAGTTACAGTCAATAATAATAGGAGTCTTTACAATCTATTTAATTGCCATCTCGGTAAAGCTGGGATCGGTATTAAAAGAAACTAAGAAGGGCAATAAGGATCAGCAGGAAATTAAAACGAGACTTAGTTGGATTAAAAAAAGTATTAATGATATTCAGGATGTGTTGAGAAGAAGGTGATTAATATGCAAAATTTAATAGGTCTTATTCTTCCAATTGCTATAGACTTTGTTAATCGTTGGATTCCTAATACAAAGGTCAGATATATCGTTTCTGTAGTTATTTGTTTTGTAGTTTCTGTAGTTGTTAATTTCAAAGCAGTACAACTGGGAGACGCTGAAAGCTTTTTCACTTCTTTTGGTTTAATCTTTGCTGAAGCACAAACAGTTTATAAACTTTATTGGGAGAAGTCACAAGTAAGAGAGCGTCTTAAGCTTACTCTTTAGTATTATCCTTGATCCGGTTTAATTTGAGGTTTTGAGGCAAGATCTTCTAATGCTTCTTTCAAATGTTGTGTGGCCTCTTGTTCCCTTTTGACGTTTGAGTATCTGCCATCATGCTTAGCATCATCTTTCTTTCCATCTATATTTTTCGGTTCGGCCATGAATGAAATAAATGGTGATTCAAATAACCTTTCCATGTTTATAAACAGTAAGCCTCCGGGATTGTCAGTTTGCTATTGACAACTGCCCGGAGGACTTTTATACTGAGTTTAATGTTAAATAAACTACTCCAGTTTACTCACAAACAGACTCCAATTGCAAGTCTTTCATCTACTTTGTTTTCTCTTTTCTTTCCTTTTATCCTTTTCCTTTCTTTTGTCTTTTAGGGAGAAGTTATTAAGGGAGGTAGTGTAACATGGAGTTTATGGAGCCGTTGGGGGGAGGGGGGGCTTTTAAAACAGTGGTTAAAAAATGTTTACATCTGGTTTTTAGAATTATTAAGTTTGATGGTAACTATTACAATCCTACTCAATATGTTGCAAAGTGCCTATACTGCCGGAAATTAGGCAAATACTCTTTAACTATTGACAGAGCAACCGCTAGCTTGATAAAATGATTTAGTGAGAAAAAAGAAACTCCTTATTTATAAACCGAAAAAATTAATTCCCGGACATGAGATAGAATCTGGTTTAAGTGGTTACTATGCTGCAATTCCGGATCGGGGTTTTAAGGATAGGCCCTTCAAAATTTATTTTATTTATCCCAGAACCAAAAATGATGAGCTTGTTTTTGTTGAAGTAGAGAAGGAAGTTAAAAGTTGGAATAGGGCGGAGAGGTTCAGGAGGTTTATGGATAAGTGGGGCAGGGGAGCATATACATTAGGTTATTTTAAAATGTGTGATAATTTATGAGTAACAAAAGATCGGATTATTTATTTGCAAATTACGAGGCAAAACTAAAAGCTATTAATAAGCTTATTATGGAATGGGAAGATAAGCTGCCTACTCATTTTTATTTGATTATCACTTCAATTTTAAGGAATAATGATAGGAAGGAGGGGGGTGATTAAATTGAAGAAATTATTATTATCTTTATTTGGAATCCTTTTTTTTATTACTTTGGTTTTATTTGCTACTTATTCAGAAAGAGTTAAAGAGGCGGAAGCAATAGTAACTCCCCTTGTTAATATCTGTCATTGTGAACAGCCGGATGGTGAGGATTTTTCTCAATGCCAGACACTGCATATTTCTATTCCTGCTGCGCTTGCGCATTTAACACAGCATGACTCCGATCATCCTGGAGCTTGTTTAGCAGATGTCTGTGATAATTTAGAGGGAGTTCAGGAAGATACTCCTGAGAGTTATGAAAATAATGATGGTTATTGTTTTGTTCCCGATCCGGAAGTTTGCGAGGAGAATGTTTGGACTTGCCAGGAATGTAATGATCCAATAGTTAATCAAGAACACAGATGCTATGAACCACAACAGAAATTCTGTAATAGCAATTATGATTTTGAGGATCAGGAGGTTTGCGAGGGTGAATTTTGTGAAACAATCCGTATTTATGATTGTAGTGAATATTTGCCAACTCCCGAACCAGTGCCAACTCCAGATCCAAGTCCGGCGGCTGCTCCGGTTTGTACGAATAACGTACCTGATCTTGATTTGAAAAACCCTCATGTTGTAAGAAACGGAAGTGATGCAACAGTTAATTCATTTGTTCCGGAGGGAGACAGGGTGAACATCTATTTCAGGACAAGCGGACAGACAGAATGGCAACACGCTTTAAGGGATGTTCCTGTAACGAATGGCTACCTTTCCGTAACGATACACGACCTTAATCCGACAGGAGATTATGACTTTGGTATTCAAGCCTCAAACGGATGTGCAGGAGGCGAGATAATCGCAGTTATAGTTGATAGTTGGCTTCCGCAGGTCTTTTCCTTTACAAGGTGGGAACGCTTGTAAGAAGTAGTCTTTTGAGGGTTGAGTATCGGACAATCTTACTCAACCCAATTAAAGATTATTTAGAAGATTTACAACGACTAGGGTGCAACCAGCTTATAACTGGCTCTGTGAAAACGTTTACAATAAGAGAGTCCTGACGAACCCTAGACGGAACAAGCTCTCTCCCTTGCAAGGAGACGACAACCGAATGGCAACGTACTATTCGGAAGTCGTTGTAAGTTTTTTAATAACTTACCAAAGAGGAATATGAAAGAAGGTGAATAAATTATGAAGTTTAAACTAATAAAAGAAACCAAAGAATATTTTGGAAAAACTTTACACAGAATAGAATCTCTAAAAGACTTTAATGATATAAAAAAAGGAGAAAAAGGTGGATGGGTTGAAAAAGAGGGAAATCTATCACAAGACGAAAATGCTTGGGTTTATGGTAATGCTCAGGTTTCTGGTAATGCTCAGGTTTCTGGTAATGCTCAGGTTTCTGGTAATGCTCAGGTTTATGGTGATGCTTGGGTTTATGGTAATGCTTGGGTTTATGGTAATGCTCAGGTTTCTAGTAATGCTCAGGTTTATGGTAATGCTCAGGTTTATGGTAATGCTCAGGTTTATGGTAATGCTCAGGTTTCTGGTGATGCTCAGGTTTCTGGTAATGCTCAGGTTTCTGGTGATGCTTGGGTTTATGGTGATGCTCGGGTTTATGGTAATGCTCAGGTTTCTGGTGATGCTTGGGTTTATGGTGATGCTCGGGTTTATGGTGAGTTAAAACTTATCGGAGGGTATTTCTATCATCTTAAAAGCAAAACTGAAGAAATAGAAAAAGTTGAATTGGAAGATGGTTATGAATTACTTTGTAGCAATCCGAAGTTAGACGAAACCAAAGAAGAAAGTTTAGTTGGAAAAGAAGTGGAAGTAAAGATTGATGAAAAGGTTTACAAAGCGGTTATACAAGAAGCCTGAAAAATATCGGGCTTCTTAATATAATAACTTTTACCAAAGAGGATATGAAAAAGAAAATACCAGAAAAAGAATTTAGTTGTGTTTGTGGAAACCAGATAATTATAGTCTTTGTGGGAGTAAAGCCTTTTAAGAAAGTAACTTGTGATAAATGCGGTAGAGAAATGAGAGTGCCAAATTAAATAACTTTTACCAAAGAGGATATGAAAAAGAAGAAAACAAGATGGATTAGTGTAACTTACAACAGAACCAAGTTTGAGAAGGTTTTTAATTTGTTTGGATTATCGTTTACATTCAAAATTAACAAGCGTGTTCCATATAGCAACAAATCGGAAAGAATTAAGCCACTTAATAAAGCACTTAAAAGCGGTGAGTATGGCGAACTTTACGGAGTCAGGTTTATATCATCATCAGACATTAAATAACTTTTACTAAAGAGAAATATGAAAAATAAACCAAAAGAGGGGAAGATAAAACCAGAAAGATTTGTACTAGAACATTTACTATTTATTTTTGATGAATGGGGAGTAGAACCAAATGCAACTAAAGAGAGAATAATTGAATATATTAAGAAGTTACTTAAAAAGAAATGAATAAACCATTTGTAGATGAAAAGAAAAATCCATTAAAGCATGATTGGGACTTTAGTCTTAGAAATCCATTGATGACCGTTGTGTGTTCAAGATGTGGAAAAATACTAACAAGTGAAACCATTAGGAATGAAGATTGTTTAGAAGTAGAAGAAATAGATTTATCGGATTAAATAACTTATTACCAAAGAGAATATGACTAAAAATAATTTAGAACATAAAAACTTTTCCCGGCGCGGAGGACTTACTACGTTCAAAAGACATGGTAGGGAATTTTATAAAAATATTGGTAAAAAGGGAGCTAGGGCTAATTTGAAGAAGTATGGTACTGATTATTATAAAGAACTGTCTAAGAAGGCTGTTGCAGCTAGACAAGCTAAAATAGAAGCTTCTAAGCCACTTATAGAAAAAGTTGTAGATGCTATAATTCCTCCTTCGGATCCGGAAAAAACTGACTCTTGACAGAGCAAGCGGTTGCTTGGTAATATGAGTTATATGAACTCCACAGATGTATTTAAAAGGCTTAACTTTAAGACAAAGTTTATTTGGTTTATAAGATGGAATTTTCCTATTTTTTTCAAACGTATTAAATTTTCCCATTTTTCTTTTTCCAAAAGGAAATTCCGAATGAAGATTTATAAAATTAAAAAGATTTGGGAAAAAGAAAAAGAACCGTATTTGATAGACATCTTTCCGGAAGATGAATTTTTTACTAGGAACTTGAGTGAGAGTATACATACAAGGGGGTGAGAAATTATGACAGGTTACGAAAAAGCAAAAAAAGCTGCTGAAGCAATCAAAGCTAAAAACAAAGTTGAAATAGAAGTCAAAGAAGAAGAAAAAAAGGAAGCTGAAAATGCTTTGGCTGAAGTCCAGACTAATCCGGTCTTGATGCAACTTTATAAAGATAATGCTAAGGTGGGTACTGCCAACCTGGGTGGTCAATCACCGCTTCTGAAAGTACATAAGCTTGGTAAAAGTACTACAAACCAATTAGCAGACGGATCAGAACCTAATGATGGATGGTTTTTCTATAAGTCTACAGGTGAACAATTTGAATCAGTAGAGTGCCATATTTTAACAATCAGCAAGGGTTTTAGAGTAGACGGACTTAATAAAAAGGATGTTTTTAATCAGATTATGGCCGGAGCTATTGTTAATGGAGGGGATTTGAAACCCTTTATCATGTATCTGACTGGAACTAAGTTAAAGAAGATGTGGGAATTTGGCAAGGAAGCAAGCAAATATACCAATGCAAAGCCAGTTCCAATTCCTATGTTTGCTATGAGGGTTAAATTGACAACTGAAAAGCAGAAAACAGATTATGGTCCAACATGGATTATAAACTTTGAGATAATGAAAGATGAAAAAGAGTTTCCTATTGTTGTTGCCGATCCGGGAGTGTTTACCTTCTTGAGAGATCAAGTAGATAGTTTTGAAGATACTTTAGCATCTTTAATTGCAGTTAGATCTGCGGAGGAGGGCGAAGAATCTCCTCCCCCTCCGGTTGATGTAGAAAATGAGGAAGTTCCATTTTAGTCTCTTGAGTCCTCTATCTTAATAGGTGGAGGACTGAAAAGATTAATGAAATGAGGTGAGTGATTATGGATGAAGAAATTAGAATCACAAGTCCGCTAATAAAACAAAAAGCAAAAAAAGAAGTTGACTTTCCGGATGCAATTAGAGCAGTTATTAGTGGAGAGAGAATAACTAAACTTGAATGGCATGACGAAAATGTATATGGTTTACTTAAAGATGGTTTTTTGCAAATTCATAATGCTGATGGAAGTTTCCATTCGTGGGTTATAAATGATGGAGATTTGCTTGGAGTAGACTGGGTTATCTTACAAGAAAACTAATATGAGTGCTAAGATTTTTAAGTTAATCAGGAAGTATGCAAAGCTTCGCGGATTAAGTTACAAGAAGTGTAAGGTTGTTTATTTGATTGCTTCTCCGGAGGATCAGAAAAAGTATTTAAAGGAAATGGAAATGGCTCCTTACAATGATCCCATCCTTAATATACACGACAAGTTTACAGGTAAAACTGTTGTGGTTGATCCCCGGGAAGTCCTTAAAAAGAAAAAAGTTGTGAAGAATTAGACCTTCGTGTTAATATTATTCTGTAGAACTGATGGCTTGAACTATTGAATTTTTATTCAATAAAATGCTGTCTAACTTCTTAATATGTCAAAAGGTGGAGCAAGGCCCGGATCTGGCCCAAAGAAAGGTTCAAAACATAAAAAGACTATAGAGGCGGCAGCTGCCAGAGATGCTTTAACTAGGATATATTTAGAAAAGTGGGAGGAGATCGCCAGGACAGCACTTCAGTTGGGATTGGGAGAACTTCAAGTATTAGACAATAAAGGAAAGTTTATGAGGATATATACTAAAGCCCCAGATGGTAAAATGCTTCAGGATATAATTGAAACGATAATAGGAAAAGCAAGACAGGAAATCTCCGGTGGTATTAATCTTCCCCAACTGGATCAACTCGCAAACGATATCCGGATAATTTTAAGTAAGAAATGAACTTAACAGATACTCAGGAGTTGGTTTACAAATTCTATAAAGATGATACAGGCCAACCTATTCTTCTTTCCGGAGGCGAAGATGAGATATTTTCTGCAATAGCAAAAAAAACTTCTCCCAGACTTCATATCATGTGTCACACGCGCTATGGCAAGTCAATGAGTGCTGGATTGGCTGTACTAACTCGTGCTGCCAGTTTTCCGGAAAAATGGGCAATTGTAGCAGGGACCAAAGAAAAAGCTCACATTATCATGGCAGTAATTAATGCACATATTTTTGATAATGATTATATCAAAAGCCGTTATATGCCGGACAAAGGGGAAAGTCTGGAAGAATTAAGACGTTACAGAAATAAAAGTCATGTCACCTTCAAAATTAAAGATAACCAGTACAGTGAGGTATTTATCGGATCTGCTAAGGAAGCTATGGGTTTTGGAGCGCCTAATGTTGTGGAAGATGAGGCTGCTTTAATTGATGATAATGACCATTCATTTGTAATGAGGATGTTAGGAGATAATCCTATTGAGAATTTTTTGTGTAAGATAGGTAATCCCTTCAACCGCAACCATTTTCTTGCAAGTTTTAAGGACCCGGCTTATCAAAAGGTAATTTGGGATTGCTACAGAAGTTTAAATGAGGGATTGAGAATCAGTCAACAAGTAATAGATGAAAATAAAAACTATTCTTTTTTCAAGGTGCTATATGAGTGTAGATTTCCGGAAGCATCCGAAGTTGATGAATCCGGCTGGATGTACTTATTTACTGATGAAGATGTAAGTATTGCAGAAAATAGGCAGAATCAGCCGACAGGGATCCGTAGGCTGGGCCTAGACGTAGCCAGGGGGGGCAGGAACTACAATTGTTGGGTACTCAGGACCGATTCAACTGCACAAAAACTGGACAAGGACTCCGGGGCTGATCTGATCTTAACAGGAGACAAGACACTTAACTTCATGCGAGACAACAGTATTAGGGATAGAGATGTATTTATAGATGATGGAGGGGTTGGAGGAGGGGTTACTGATTATTTAAGAAGTAAAGGAGCTAAAGTTAATGCAGTAAATTTTGGGGAAGCGGCAGAAAAAGAGTTGGATAAGGATACTAAAAAGAAAGTATCGGACTTTTCTAATGTAAGGGCTGAAGTATATGCAGGACCGGATGGACTTCTTACTTGGATTAAATCAACTGGTTTATTAATAGCTGACCGCGACTGGATCCAGCTAACTGAAATACGTTACAGGAAAGACAGTGGTGGTAAAATTAGGATTGAACCGAAAGAAGATGTGCGTAAACGAGGTGTTGAATCCCCTGATGTCGCGGATGCACTTGCATTAACATTTGCCAAGAATAAAATTAAGATATATCATGGAATTGATCCGGCTGTTATCTTGCAAAGTGGCGTAAAACCCTTTTATAAAGGACTTCCGGGATAATAAACTATGACAGACGAGCAATTTTTAGTAGCTGTAACAAAAAACAAAGATTCTGACTTTAACTTCAGGGAAAGAAGGCACGAAGATTGGACTGACAATTATACCCTATACCGCGATAAAGTTTTGATTAACCAGCTTACTCAAAGACAGTCTGTCAATGTTCCCTTAATGAAATATTCCATCCAGACAAATCTTAAAGATGTAGATGATCCTCCAATGCTTTACTTCAGTAACCGCGATAATGATACACAAAAAGAAGTTTTTTACAATGAGTATTGGAAATTACGCGGATTGGAGAATAAGTTAGTTATCAAGGATATTATAGATAAAAAGCAGAATTTCCTATTTGGCAGGACTTTCAAAAAGTTAAACATTGTTAATGGTCAATTTTATTTTGAGGTGATAGATCCCCAAGATATGCTTGTTAATAGATATGTTGATCCTTCCAGCATAGATACAGCTAGGCACGTTTGCCAGGAACACATATTTAGACCCCTTTCTTCATTGTTCAATAATCCTCTTTACAATAAAAAAGCTATTAATAGGCTTAAAGATTTCTATGCTACTGCAGCAGGACTCATTAAGGCTGAAGATAATGTAAGAAGTTTGGAAGAAAAAAATGAAAGAATGGCTCAGTTGGGATTAATTGATTTCTCTAATCCGGAGTTGGGAGAGACTTATGTTGAACTTAATGAAGATTATTTACAAGTGTATGATGAAACACTTAAGAGAGATATTTTTATTTTTTCAGTAATTGCTGAAGGCCGGGAAATTTTATACAAAGATCCTTTGTATAAGTTTATTGGTGAGACAAGAGATGATTACTGGATGGATCATATTCCTTTTACTTCATGGGGAAGTGATGTTGAAAGAACAGATTTTTGGTCTGATGGTGTTGCAGATATTATCCGGACTCCTAATAAGATTTTAAATAGCTGGATTAGTCAGATGGTAGAGAATAGAACTTTAAGAAACTTTGGTATGCAGTATTACGATTCTACTGCCAATGCTGATGGTGAGCTTTTTGTACCCCAGACTTTTGAAGCGGTTGCTTTTGGCTGGTATCCTTATCCGGGTAATCCTAATGAAGGTATAAAGAGAGTTGAAATTCCTGATTTGTCAGAATCCCTTGATGAATTGCAATTTATTTTAACTTTGGCCGAAAAAGCAACTGCAGCTACTTCTACACAACAAGGAACAGTTGAATCCCAAAAAGTGACTTTGGGTGAGATTCAGCTTGCTTTGGCTAATGCAAAGGAAAGGGTTAAAAGCATGGCTATTCTTTATTCGGATTCCTGGCTTGAATTTGGGAATAAGTATATAAAGTTATTGGAAGCTGCAGGAGATATGATAGATGCAGTTAAGATTTTTAAGAAGGGTTCAAAAACTTCTCATATTTATAGTCAAGAGGTAAGTCCTAAAGATTGGGACACTGAATTGGGTTATCAATGTGAAGTTAAAGATCTTTCCGCTTCTGCAGGACAGACTGCAGATACTTTGCAAAAATTACAGTACTCAAAGTCTTTGATGCCTTTGAATAAGCCCTTAGATGAAATTGTTAAACAGAAATCACTGGAATTTGCAGAACTTAATGCTAATGAGGTTAAAGATGTAATGGAGGCGGAAAAGAATCCTCCTCCAAACCCCATGAATCCAATGCAGCCTAATCAGCCGAGTCTTTTAACAGGGGGAGCAACCATGCCTCCGGTAGCAACAGCCTAATATGGATATAATCGGAAAAGTAGAAGAAATAACAGGCAAGAAGTTTGAAGATCTTAATTATGAAACTCGCAGTGTTGTAAAGGGTTGGATAGATAATCTTTCCCAGAAGGAGCCTACACTTGAGGGACTTAAGAATTTAATATCAAGCTGGAAGTCTGTTATAGAGAATGAACTATCAAAAAATGAGCCAAGTTTTTTCTCATGGTTTTTTGGATGGAAGAATGATTTTGCGTTAAAAGCAAGATTAAGAAATTTGATTCTTATTGAAGGGTTTTTGCAGGGTCCGTCAAAGTCTAAGAAAGCATTGGAAGATTACTTAAATAATTTAGATAGAAAAAGAGGGTGAGTAATTATGCCAGCAGGATTTGATATGTGCGTAGCAAAGGGTGGTAAGGTAAGAACCAAACAAATGGGTGGCGGAAAGTATATGCACATTTGTATTTTGAATGGTAAAAGCTATGCCGGGTATGTCAAAACAAAGAAAAATTTGACAAAAAAGAAGAAAAGAAAGTAATATAAATTAATGGAAGAAAATTTAGATCCGAAAGTTTTAAAGGAAGTAGCTAGGATTTGTGATTTAGACTTGGATCAGCTTACTCCGGAGAATGTTGCTTTTCTGAAAGCCAGGATTTCCTATTTAACTGGAAAGCAGTTAAGTAAATTTGAATCTGTTTTATCTGAAAAGAAAACCCAAGCTAAAGAACCCATTGAGGTAATAGGAAAAAAGAAAAAGTAGTATAATAAAAAGTTGTAATATCTAACTTCCCAAAAGGAACTGATATGCCAAAACTTAAAAAGACAATAACTAATCAGGCAAAACCTGAAGAATTAAAAGAAAAGATAGAAGCTATAGATGAATCGGAAACTCCTGAAGTAACTCCTGAAACTCCTACAGAACTTAGTTTGGAAGAAGTCCGTGCTAAAGATCCTTCTGAATTAAAAGATGAAGAACAGACATTTTTGGAAGAAAATGCTGATAATCTCACTGACGAGGAAAAAGTTAAATTCAGTATAATAGAAGAAACTCCTGAAGTAACTCCTGTTACAACCCCTGAAACTCCCACTGAAACTCCTGAAGTAACTGATGATACTGATTGGAAGGCACGCTATAGAGGATCTACACAGGAAGCACAAGTATTGGCTTCTAAAAATAAAGATTTAGTAGATTCTGTTGATGAAGCGGCTAAGTTGCCGGATCCTACGGATGAAGAAATGCAAAAAGAATATGGTGAAGATTGGGATATGATGGATAATGTCCAGAAGAAAATTGCTAAAGAGAGTCTTTTAAACAAGCGCAGGTTTGAAGTGGTTGATCAGGCGGTTCAAAGAACAAAAAAGTCTGAAGAATGGATAGAAAAAGTCAAAGAATTTACACAGGATCCCAAGACAGTGGAGTTTTTTCCTAAGTTAAAAGGAAAAGAAACTGAATTTACTCAGTTTTGTTCAATGCCATCAAGGGTTGGTGTTGCGTTTGAAGATCTCGTTAAGGCATTTTTGTTTGACTTGCCCCCGGAAAGACCGCAAAGGAAGTCTCTATTTGAGACAAAAGGAGGAGGGTCCGCGCCAAAGGTCAAGGAACTGACTCCGGAAGAAGTAAAATTTATAAGAGAAACTGAACCCAGAAAATATAAACAGCTTATTAAAGATCACAAGATTAATATTGAAGTTTAGTCTGACTTGACAATAAATAACTTATTGATATATTCTTAGATTGATACATTAGATTACCCCTAACACCATAATCGGTCTGGCAAAAATCTTCAAAAGTATCTTAGAAAGGAGAAACCGATTATGTCAGCTTACGCAACAAAGTTAGCAGAGGCATTTGCTAGTAAGGTTATTGAACTTTACTACGAATCAGCAGTATCAGAAAGAATCACAAACCAGGACTATGAAGGAGAGGTTCGTGATAAAGCTTCTAAGGTAAACATACTAACTTTCGGAGCATTAGCCCTCAAGAATTACACAGGCACTGCATTAACAGCAGATGATTTGACTGAAAGTAATGCCCAATTGGTAACAGATCAGCAAAAAGCCTGGTATTTCAAGGTTCGCGATCTTGATAAGTTCAAGAGCTACATCAAGAACCCAGAAGGAACAATACTTGATCAGTGCAGAGCATTATTGGCAGAAACCATTGATGCTTTTGTTCTTGGTCTTTGGGGTGATGCCGGATCCGGTAACTGGCTCGGGACCTCCTACACTACTGGAACTGTAGCGGTTGCCGCAACCACTGGTGTAGTAACTGGTTCAGGGACCACATTTACCTCCGGAATGGTAGGTAAGCCGTTTAAAGCATCAGGTCATACGACCTGGTATAGAGTAAAGACATTCACATCCACAGTTCAGATAACAATTGAGGATGATAAGGATGATGAAACGTCTGCTTATACAGGTGGAGCAATTACGGCTGGTGCAACTTACGAAATTCAGGCTAACACAGCCCTTCAAACCACAAAGGCGCTTATCAATGCTCATGTGAACACTTTGGCACAATACCTCAATGAGGCAAAAGTTCCAAAGTCTAACCGTTGGTTAGTTGTTCCTGCTGGTGTTGGATCTCTTATAAGACAGGCTCCGGAGTACATTCCGGCAGTTGAAACCGCTTATAACGAAGTAGTTAGGCGAGGTCTTATTGGGATGCTTGCTGGTTTTGAAGTTTTTGAAAATCAACAAATTGCTGGTGACTCTACAAACGGATGGCACATCCTTGCAGGTCACAAGTCTGCAATCACCTATGCTATGGGAATGACTGAATCAGGCATAGAAGATCTGATTGGAGATTTTGGTAAAGCTTACAAAGGTCTGAACGTCTATGGTGCAAAAGTCATAGATGAACGCAGAAAAGCATTAGTCCATGCTTTCTTGAAGCTTTAAAGGCTTTTGTTTTTTTACAATCCTGCTCTGTAGTCCCCCTTCAGGGCAGGATTAATAAGAAAATTAGAAGGATATAAATTATGTCTAGTTTTGTAGACGAACAATTAGAAAACTTACCACAAGAAGAACAAGATAAGATTTATGAAATCTTTAGGAAACTTATGGCCCATCCTTGGATTATTGCTACGTTTGGTGAATTAGATTATCTTAAACGAACCGACTGGGCTGTAATAGGTTATGGAATAGGTAGTGGTTATGGAGCTGCAGGTATTATTACTCAAGAAGAAGATGATTATTTAACGAGTAGGACTAATTATCTGGTTAATAGAATTTTTGAAAAGGATTCTGATTCCGGTTTGATAACGAAGTGCGAAGCTGTTTACGATCCAAGTGGGGAAGCAGGTTTTAAATATGGTTGTCTTTATCAAAACTTAGATGATCCTGCTGCAACAGGTTACTATATTAATTTAGGTAGTTCAACAGTTGCTGATTTTAGACTTTTGGGATCACAGACTTCTATTTCTCCTTCTCCGTCACCATCAAAGAGTCCTAGTGTAAGCCCATCAACTAGCCCATCTGAGTCTTTGAGTCCTAGTGTAAGCCCATCAACTAGCCCATCTGGATCTATTAGCCCATCTATCAGTCCTAGCTTGAGTCCTAGTGTAAGCCCAAGTGCATCACCATCTCTATCACCTAGCCCAAGTCCATCAACTAGCCCATCTGAAAGTGTAAGCCCATCAACTTCTTTGAGTCCTAGCCCAAGTCCATCAGTTTCACCATCTGAGTCTTTGAGTCCGAGCTTATCACCAAGTACCTCACCTTCTGCCAGTTCATCAGTTAGTCCATCAGTTTCCTTGAGTCCATCACTTAGTCCATCCTTGAGTCCGTCAGGCAGTCCGTCTTTGAGTCCTAGTGCATCACCATCTCTTAGCCCATCAGTTAGTCCATCAGTTAGTCCATCAGTGTCTCTTAGCCCAAGCCCATCACCATCACTATCACCTAGCCTTTCACCATCTCTTAGCCCTAGCTTGAGTCCATCAGTCTCACCATCAGTTTCCTTGAGTCCGTCACTATCACCGAGCTTATCGCCATCAGTCAGTCCATCAAATTCGCCATCAGTGAGCTTATCACCATCTCTTAGCCCATCAGAGTCGCCATCATCATCTGTCAGTCCATCAGTTTCTTTGAGTCCTAGTGCATCACCATCTCTTAGCCCTAGCTTGAGTCCGTCACCTAGTCCATCTTTGAGCCCTAGCTTGAGTCCGTCACTGTCACCTAGCTTATCGCCATCAGTTAGCCCATCAGTAAGCTTGAGTCCGAGCTTAAGTCCTTCTATAAGCCCATCAGTATCTCCATCTGTCTAGTTGACATACCTTGCTCGGTTTGGTTATATTAGATAATGAGACTTTCAGTTGTCATTCCTGCATATAAAGATCGGCTTCTTAAACCTACAGTAAGATCACTCTTAGATAATTCAGAATTGGAAGATAATATGGAAGTAGTTGTTGTTTTGGATGGTTATTGGCCCGAACCGGATATTTTTATAGAAGATCCCAGAGTTAAATATGTTCACTTGGGCAAGAATCGTGGAATGAGGGGAGCTATCAATGCCGGAGTCTCTGTAGCTAGAGGAAGATTTATAATGAGATCAGACCAGCATTGTATGTTTGCCAAAGGTTATGACCGCGTATTAACCGATACCTGCAAGTCAGACTGGATTGTAACTGCTAGAAGATACTTCCTTGATCCTATTAAGTGGGAAGTCATGGACTTGCCTCCGGTTGATTATGAAAAGTTGGTTATACAAGGGGGAATTAAATTTTCCGGTCAAAGATGGGACAGCCGGACTCAAGAAAGAAAAGACATAATGATAGATGAAACTATGGCTATGCAGGGATCTATGTGGCTTATGCCTCATTCATGGTGGGATAAGGTGATCGTAGAGCTTCAGACAGAGGGTTACGGACAAATGTATCAGGACTCCCATGAGATGATCTTTAAGACTTGGAAGGCCGGGGGGAAGATGATGCTCAATAAAAATACATGGTTTGCTCATAAACACAGGAGTTTTGTTGAGGGTAGGCATGAGGGAACAAAAGAAAATCCTTCTTTAAGGGGTGAAAGCGGTCTTTACGCCTTGAAAGTTTGGAAGGATTACTACGAAAAGGAGGTCAAACCAAAGTGGGGGATTTAGTATTACTTCATGTCGGATGTGCTAACCTATATTATGAAGGTTTTATCAACAGCGATTTCCGTACTGAATGGAAGGGTAAGCCATTTAAGCTTGATGAAGTGATGGATTTGGGTAAACCCTGGCCTTATAAAGATAAAAGTGTTGATGGAATAGTAGGTATGCACGTTTTCCAACAACTTACTTGGAGGGAACTTGTTGTGGCTTTCAGAGAAGCTTATCGTGTGCTTAGAAATGGCGGAATATTGAGGATGGGTGTTCCAATGGTAGAGATAATGGAAAAGGATTTGGATTATCTTTTGGGTTGGAATAATATCAATTTGTTTAGTTATGATCTTTTGAAAAGGGTTTTGGTTGACCGGATAGGATTCAGGTTGTTTTTACAACGAGATTATCAAAACTCTACAATTTTGGAATTTGCAAGAGTAGATAACCGCCCTGGAAGGGGTACTTTATATTTTGAGGCAATAAAATGAACGATCTAACTGTAATATTTTTAACTGTCAATAAAGTTCCGGAAAAATGGGCAGAGTATCATAAAAAAGTTTTAAATGAAGCAATTGGAGATACTTTGCTTATCACTGTTTCTAAAAAACCTATGGACTGGGGATTAAACTTGATTCAGGATGAAGAACCAAGTGTGTCAAATATTTATAGGCAGATATTAAGAGCAGCAAAATTAGCTGTTACTCCTTATATTGCTATCGCGGAAGATGATACTTTATACCATAAAGAACATTTTATATTCCGGCCTCCGGAAGATACTTATGCTTATGATGGTCACAGATGGGGGATTTTTACTTGGGGTAAGCCAGTCTACTACTATAAGGACCGGATATCTAATGCTGCTATGATTGCTCCGAGAAAATTGGTAATTGAATCACTTGAAGAAAGGTTTGCTAACTATCCGGAAAATAACATAGGTGAACTGGGTAAAGAAAAAGGGACAGTAATAGATAGGCGAAAGTCCGTAATGTATTGGCCTTCTGTGGGAATGGTTTATTTTAGCCATAAAAACTCTTTAGATCCTACAGAACAGCATAAAAGCAAAAAACCGGGTGCGGTTAAAGCCTTTGATATTCCGTACTGGGGAAAAGCAGAAGAATTAGTTAAACACTTTATATGAAAGTAGCATTGGATTTACATGACTTTAGCGTGGTTAATAACAGATTGGATGTACTTTTAAGACTTAAAGAGAGTTTTCCGGACTTTAAAGTGTCTTTATTTACCGTACCTATTGATATGAAGGCAGATTGGGGATCTTATATTATCAGGAACAGATTGAGAGAGAAAATCAGGGGAAATCTGGATTGGATTCAGATAATACCGCATGGACTTTACCATAAAGGATCTGAAGCTTTAAGGTGGAGTTACCATTATACAAGAGATTATGTTTTACCAATGATTAAAAGAAATTTCTTTATAGATGGGTTACCTTTTGAACAAGGCTTTTGTGCTCCTCATTGGAGATGGACTGAAGATGTGGTTAAGGCTTTAGATGAATCCGGATGGTGGGGGGCGGTAGATAGGGATAAGGTAATGCCTTACCCTAAGAGATTTTATAAATATAACTTTTTACTGGATGAATCTTACCGGGACTCTGGGGCCGATCTACTGAAACTACACGGTCATATTTATGGAACCAAAAATGACGTAGCAAGATGTCTTGATAATTTATTGAGTTTACCGAGAGATACTGAGTGGCATTTTATAACTGATTTTATAGAAGTAAAATATGACTAAACCATTTTCAACTTACCAGTATTTAGAGAATACAATAATGACTGAACGTGATAAACGAGAAATAGGCAGTAATTTCTGGAATGAAGGTAAGTGGAACAACTTTGTTAAACCATTTTTGAAAGTAGATCTTAAAGAGTCTGTTTTTGTTGATATGGGTTGTAATGCCGGACTTTTTCTTAAGTTTGCTGAGGATATGGAATTTGACAGAGTTGTTGGAGTTGATTCAGACAGGCGAGCAGTAGAAAGAGGTCTTAAGTGGCGTGATGAACAGGGTGGAAAATATAAAATACTTAATATGAGAATGGAGGAATGTATAGATTCGCTTCCTGTTGCCGATTATACTGTTCTTGCTAATGCACATTATTATTTTACAGTCAATGACTGGCTTGACTATCTTGATAAGCTTCAATATAAAACCCGTTATTGCATAATAGTCACTGCGGAGAAACACCACTTAAATCGTTGTTGGGCTTCGGCAGATGTAAAAGATATCAGAACTTATTTCAAAAACTGGGAGGAAGCCGGATTTATAGACGAGTTACCTACCACTGGTGATCCAATGCCCCGGAAACTGTGGAGTTTATGCTTTAAAAGCCCTTTTGTTGAAAGATCGGTCATAGATAGCTTGGACTGCGGAAACCATGTGCAGGATAGATTCTACGAGGAGTTGGATAAAGGAACTAAGTATCAAGACACCAGATACTACCGGATTTTAGTAAAATACCGCAAAAGATGGGGTATTGAGAAATTAAACAGATGGACAGAAGAAAGGATCCGTGTGTATGAGGATTTAAAGAAAAACGGACTTTTGAAGCCAATTATTGTAAACCATGCTGGCCTGATTCTTGATGGCAATCATAGATATGCGATGATGAGGACTTTAGGATATAAGGATGTATTTATAAGGAAAACATGAATGGAACAATAATTTATCTTTCAAGTAATAGGGAAGATCCGGAATTTGAAAAGAAGATTCAGGAAGATCTTTTATCAAAGGCTAAAGATGTACCGATTATCAGTGTTACCCAGAAGCCAATTGATTTAGGTACAAACATTTGTGTAGGTAATGTCGGGACTTCAGGATTTAATTTTATCAGGCAAGTTCAGATAGCTTGCGAGACGGCAAAAAGTGACTTTGTTATTCATGCAGAAGCGGATTGTTTATATTCTCCCGATTATTTTGATTTTATACCTCCAAAACTGGATATTTGTTACCGAAACTCCAATGTCTATGTCCAGAAATACCATCAGGACTTTGTATGCAAAAAGGAAGGATCAACATTTTCTAGCATAGTCGGGCGGAGATTTTATCTTGATAGGCTTGAATATCTTTTCCGCGATATGCCTCAGTGGAGTACTGAATATAAAAACTTTCCGAAAGAGATACGCAAACTATACTTTGATAAGTACGAGTACTTCCAGACAGACTTTTCTTGTGTTTCTTTCAAAACCGGAAAGGGCATGAGAAAACACAGTCCTTCAACCGAAGTTCCGGTTTATGAGTTACCTTACTGGGGAAACATAAAAGATTTAAAAAAGAAATATGGAATTAATTGAAGGTATTAAGTTAAAAGGAAGGCCAGTAGAAATCCCGGATTCTACCAGAGATGGTCTGCCTAAGTTATTTGTAGATTTAGGATTTAAGATTGGGGCTGAAATTGGTGTCTGGAAGGGTGAATATTCGGAGTTATTCTGTAAAGCGAGTTTGATACACTATGCGATTGATCCTTGGGTGTCTTATAAAGGTTATTCTGTAGCTGGAGGGAATACCTTGAGTACTCAATATGAACGTGCTAAGAAGCTTTTGGAGCCTTACAAAAATTGCACGATTATAAAAAAGACTTCAATGGATGCTTTAGCCGATTTTAAAGACGAATCTTTGGATTACGTTTATATTGATGGGAATCATGGATTCAGATATATAGCTGAAGATTTAGTTGAGTGGTCTAAAAAAGTAAAGAAGGGTGGAGTTATTTCTGGACATGACTATGTTTACTTTCCGGAGTCTACAGATTCGTACGTTAGATATATGGTAGATACTTATACCCAAGCATTTGATATCCACAACTGGTTTGTTCTTGGAAGGAAAGATGAAATAGAAGGAGAAAAGAGAGATAAGTGGAGAAGTTTTATGTGGTTTAAGCCATGACAAAAGGATGTATTTACTATACAGACAATAGACTGAATCCTGTAATTATGGAAGTTTGTCAGAAGCAATTAAGAAAAGCTTTTGATGGCAAGATAGTCTCTGTATCACTTAAACCGATGGACTTTGGTACAAACATATATATAGAAGGTTTAATACCGAGTTATTTTACAATGCTTAGACAGATAGTAACTGCACTTGAAGTATCAAGTTCTGACGTTGTTTTTTTTACCGAGCATGACGTTTTGTATCATCCGTCACACTTTGAGTTTACTCTTACCTTTGGTGATGTTTATTACTACAACACTAATGACTGGAGATGGGATTATCCGAAAGACAGACTTATTAACTATGACGGTTTAACTTCTTTGTCTATGATGTGTTGTAATCGCCAGTTAGCACTAATGCAGTACAAAAAACGATTGAATAGAGTCTTAAAAGATGGACTATACAATAAAGAAGGAAAAGAACCGGAGTGGGCAAGAAAATGGGGTTATGAACCTGGTCGTAAAAGAACAAAAAGAGGAGGCTTCTCGGATGAAAAAAGCGATACTTGGAAATCTAAATATCCTAATATAGATATCAGGCATAATAGGACTTTTAGTAGACGTAAAGTAAATCTTGAAGAATTTAAACACAAGCCTGATACTAAAAGTTGGAGAGAAACAAGCTTGGACAAAATAGATGGTTGGCAGGATATAAAAAAGATGTTTGACCTATGAAAAAAGTTGCAATTATTGGCTATGGTTGGGTTGGAAAAGCCATGCAGAAGCTTTTCCCTGACGCCGTTCTTTATGATCCGAAGTTAAGAGTACTTGAAAATAAAGATAATAGTTTGAATTGGGGGAATAAAGAACAGGTAAACGAGAGTGAGATTGTATTTGTTTGTGTACCGACTCCGAATATTGGAGAGGGAAAGTTAGATACTTCAATAGTTGAAGAAGTCGTTGCCTGGTGTGAATGTCCTATTATAGTTATCCGTTCAACTGTTAATCCGGGAACTTGTGATTATTTGATTGAAAAGTATAAAAAGAATATCGTTATGCAGCCTGAGTATCTTGGGGAAACGCCTGCTCATCCAATGTTGGATCCGAGAACTAGGCAGTTTTTAATAATTGGTGGTGAAGCAAAAGACAGGAAAGAACTTATAGATTTATACACGACTGTTTATAATGCTAATACCAATATTCGGCAAGTTACTGCCTATGAAGCTGAAGTAATTAAGCTTACTGAAAACCGCGCAATTTCCTTTAAAGTAGCTCAATGTCAGGAGCTATACGATGTCTGTCAAAAAGCAGGAATTGATTATTACACAATAAGAGATGCGGTTTACGGAGATGATCCCCGGTTTAATCTTTGGTGGACTTTTATATATCCGGAGAAAAGGGGTTTCAATTCTAAGTGTATACCTAAAGATATCTATGCTTGGTGTGCATTTGCCGAATCTTTAGGGTATAATCCTAAAATAACAAGAGGTATATTAGAAAAAAATAAGGAATGGATTAAATCAAATGAAGAAAATAAACATTAGTACCAAGAAATACTCAAACCTCTTTACTTTAGTTGATGACGAAGATTTCGTTTTCTTCAATCAATGGAAGTGGGGAATCAGTACAAAAGGATATGTTATAAGAAAAGAGAATGGGAAAAATATAACTTTACACCGACTTATTCACAACACGCCTGAAGATTTTCAAACAGATCATATAAATCGTAATAAATTAGATAACAGAAAAAAGAATCTCCGAACTGTTACCAATAGTATCAATCACTTTAATATAGGGATGTACAAACACAATAAGTCGGGATTCAAGGGTGTTTATTGGGATAAACAGAATAAAAAATGGAGGGCTGGTATTCAATTAAACGGAAAGACGATAAATCTTGGAAGATATAAAAACTTATTCAAGGCATTAAAGGCTAGATTTCTTGCTGAAAGAGGGATATTAGAAAAGAACAAAAAATGGATCTTTCAATCTTAATACCTTCAAGAAATGAAATGTTCCTCAAAAATACTATTGAGGACATTCTTCAACATAGAGAAGCAGACACAGAAATAATTGCTTTATTAGATGGAGAGTGGACTGATCCTCCGGTCCCGCAAAATGACAGGGTAAACATCATTTATGTTCCTAAAAGTGTAGGCCAGAGAGGAGCTGCTAATTTAGCATGTAAATTAAGCAAAGCTAAATATATTATGAAGGTTGATGCTCATTGTTCTTTTGACCAGGGATTTGACAGAAAAATGATAGAGGCTTTTAAGAAAACCGGAGATAACGTAACTATGGTTCCTATTATGCGCAATCTTTGGGCATTTGACTGGAAGTGCTATAAATGCGGAAAGAGGGAATATCAGGATAGAATCCCTAAGTGTCCTAACTGCGGTAATGAAATGAAGCGGAAAATGCTCTGGATCGGTAAAAGAAGGCCACAGAGTACTTCTTATTGTTTTAACAAAACTCCTCAGTTCAAGTATTTTGAAGATTACAAACATAGACCGGAGTATATAAAAGACAAAGAAGAAAAAGGACTTACACAATCAATGTCTTTACAGGGATCCTCTTTTATGTGTACCCGGAAAAAGTATTGGGAACTTAATCTGTGTGATGAAAAGCTTGGTAATTGGGGAAATCAGGGAATTGAAGTAGCTTGTAAAACTTGGCTTTCCGGCGGTATGGTTCTTTGTAATCATAATACTTGGTATGCACATCTTTTCAGAACTAAAAGTAACTTTGGTTTTCCTTGGCCCGTCTCTGGCCGCGATCAAGAAAAAGTGAAAAAAAATGTGAGGGATCTCTTCTGGAAAAACAAGTGGGACAAGGCAATTCATCCTGTCTCCTGGCTGGTTGAAAAGTTCTGGCCTGTGCCTGATTGGGAACAAAAAGATTTAGATAGACTTAAAAGTGTAGTAGAATAAGTTTAGTAGTTAATTCTTCCTAACACCTTCGGGACTGGTAAGGAAACTTCATACTTTGTTATATGGAAAAGAAAGTTGATCTAACCAAGATAAGTTCAGAGATATCGGCAAAATACGAATTTGCTAATGAATCTTTCAAACAAACTGCTAAAAGCAATCCAAAAGACCGTATAGAAGTAATTGTTGGTGATGACAAACAACCTGACTTATTTTATCCTCAGATTAAAATTTCCAGATGGGACAATGAAGTAAATACTTCAGTCCGTTTAAAAGAAGATGACTACACAAAAGCCACAGTAGAAACCGACAAAGAAGTAATCAAATGGGTCAACGGAACTAAAGAAGTCCACTTCTACGACAAACCAGAGTTATCAGAAGATGGTGGATATGAATTTGAAGTCATTTTAAAAGAAAAACCAGCTTCTAATGTACTTGAATTTACGATTGAAACGAAATCTTTAGATTTCTTCTACCAACCAGCTCTAACCCAACAAGAAATAGACGAAGGGGCCTCAAGACCTGCCAACGTAGAGGGAAGCTACGCCGTTTATCACAAAACTAAAGGCGGAATGAATGATGCGGCAGGAATGGAGTATAAGGTAGGTAAAGCATTTCATATTTATAGACCAAAAATAACAGACGCCAATGGAAAGGAAACATGGGGACAGTTAAATATAAATGAACAAAATGGACTTCTGACAGTAACTATAGACCAAACATGGCTTGATAATGCAGTTTATCCAGTAATTGTTGACCCAACGTTTGGGTACGAAAGTATCGGTGCTAGTGATATTTTTGCCGGAGATAGACCTTGGGGGACTGCTGCAACTTTAAGTGAAGATGGCGAAATAACTAAATTAACGGCTTCTTGGAGAAGAACTATAACAACCGAAGTCCCTTCTTCGTCTGCAATTTACGATAATGCAGCTACTCATAATCTACAAACTAATGGAGCTACACAAAATACAACTATAACTTCTGCTTCACAAGGTTGGTTAAATTATACCTTTACAACAAATCCGACATTAGTAGCAGGAACATATGCTTTAGCTAGTAATTCCGATTACGACGGTGTTGCAGCGCGTTCGTGTTATTTTGCTTACGATACAGTCGGAGATACATTTGGAGACTTAGGTATTGATTTTGATGCTGGTTGGCCTAGTACGTTAGTTGAAGATTCGCCCCAAAATAGAAAGCATTCCATCTACGCTACCTATACAGCAGGAGGGGGAACTAGCTTTTCACCCTCATTATCTCCCAGTGCTTCACCCTCCGTTTCTCCCAGTGTATCGCTGAGTCCAAGTCTATCTCCCAGTGTTTCTCCCAGTGTGAGCTTAAGTCCATCTTTGTCACCAAGTATAAGCCCCTCGGTATCACCATCGGTCAGTCTGAGTCCGAGCTTATCACCGAGCCTTTCACCTTCGGTTTCGCCGAGTGTAAGCCTATCACCCAGCATTAGTCCGTCAGTAAGCCCCTCGGTTAGTCCTTCGGTATCTTTAAGTCCCAGTCTTTCCCCATCTCTGAGTCCAAGTGTGTCGCCTTCAGTCAGTCCATCGGTCTCATTAAGTCCGTCTGTAAGTCCATCAGTATCTTTAAGCCCCAGCTTGTCACCTAGTGTGAGTCCTTCTTTATCTCCTAGCTTAAGTCTGTCAAAAAGCCCTTCCTTAAGTCCTAGTGCTAGTCCTTCAGTCAGTCCATCGGTCTCATTAAGTCCGTCTGTAAGTCCAAGCAAGAGTCCAAGTATATCTCCGTCTGTAAGTCTTTCTCCCTCACCTAGTCCTAGCTTAAGTCCGTCAAAAAGCCCATCTCTGTCTCCAAGCTTTTCACCAAGTTTGTCTCCTAGTATCTCACCCTCTATCAGCCCATCAGTTTCCCCGTCTGTTGTAGTTTTGGATATAACCGACAAGAGTGCGAGTGGTAATCATTTAACTAACGAAAATGGGGTTACAGGATCAGGTGATACTCCTTTTGCTGCCTCTTCTGTTGCTGCTGACTTTGAAAGAAGCTCAGCCCAAAGATTATATATTCCGGATGCTAGTCAAAATGGACTGGATTTATTAAATAATTTTACCTTGGAATGTTCGTTTAAGTGGGAGTCTTTACCAAGTGGATTATCTACTGGACTAATTTCTAAAATATCAGCATATTCTTTAAACATTTGGGACAGTGGTGGAGGTGTTTATAAACTTAGACTTTTCTTATTTAATCCGGCGTTGGAATCGGCCGTTTCAATTGCACACATTCCCACGCTTGGAGTTTATTATCATTACGCAGTAACCTTTGCAAGCGGTGTCGCAAAGTTTTATGTTAATGGTGTCCAACTTGGAAGCGACGTTATTACAACTCTTACATCAACTCAAAATTCTTCCGGAGATTTTGAATTAGGAAGTGTCGGTGCTGGTGCAGAAAATGACGGTTTAATGGATGAAGCAAGAGCTTGGAATGATGTAAGAACTCTTACTGAAATTAGTACTTATAAGGATTCAGAAATTCCCAGTCCCACAAATGATCCGAGTTTGGTTGCTTACTATACATTTGAAACAGGACTTTCTTTAAGTCCGTCTTTAAGTCCATCAGCCTCGCCTAGTGTTAGTCCATCAGTTTCAAAAAGCCCATCAGTATCTCCTTCGGTTAGTCCATCTATTTCAGTTAGTCCTAGTCTGAGTCCATCAAAAAGCCCAAGTCTAAGCCCATCTGTCTCACCCAGCATTTCTCTTTCACCAAGTAAAAGCCCTAGTCTGAGTCCATCTATCTCGCCATCAGGGTCAGTTAGTCCGTCTTTAAGTCCATCAAAAAGTCCGTCTTTAAGTCCAAGTGAGAGTCCAAGCAAAAGTCAGAGTTTAAGCCCTTCTGTGAGTCCTTCGGTTTCGGTCAGTCCATCAGTTTCAATTAGTCCTTCACCAAGCCCAAGTCCTGAAGTGTGGCTTGACAGGTATTCAACAAGAGGTACAGGTTGGAATACAAGGTATTCAACAAGAGGTACAGGTTGGAATACAAGGTATTAGTGTAAAATAAATATATGAGCAGCTACATTATAAAATCTTTCAGGGGTGGTATTTCAGATTTTGATGAAAAAGGTATTACCGGATCTTTTAAATTCGGATCCGCGCTTGATAAAGAAAAAAAAACTGATTCATTATCCTGCCAACAGGCTTTTGTTGACCTTGATACTCCTATTACCGAATATATTTCACACCTTCTTCCTGCTCCTGATTTTAATATGTATGCTTTCGGATCTTCTAAAATATATCAGATTGCAGATGATTGGCAAGCTACTTTGGTATATACCCATGCTTCTAATATGCTTGGATTAACAGGGGTGGGAATAGGGCATGAAAGTGACGGAAAAAGCTACATTTACTGGGTTGCAGTTAATACGATTCACCGCAAAGAGATTCCCGGACTTGCAAATTGGAGTGATGTGGATGCAACAGGTGGTTACCCAAAAAACATAACTGATAGTTCAAACCATACAATGAGATGGATTAACGGTAATTTGCTTTTTTGTAACGGCAGATATATAGGTATGATTGCGTATGACAGCTCATATACTACTAATGCCCTTGATTTGGGTAAAAATTTAATTTCAAATTCACTTCTTGATAGAGAAGGTTATGCTCTAATAGGAGCATCCTACGCTAATGATTTAAGCAATTCGGAATTATTTTTGTGGGACACAGTTTCTCTATCGTGGAATAAAAAAACCACTATTCCAATTGATAATATAAAATCTTTGGTAGATACGGATTTAAAATTACTTTTAGGTGAATATTCTTTAGCTCCTAATACTAATTCCCAGATTTACTCATCAGATTTTGTAAGTACTGTTCCTATTACTTCCTTTCCTGTAGATGCAACAGGAGGACTTTTTGGTAGTATGGAAAACACTGATGTAGATGGAAGTTTAGCTCTTTTCGGAATGTTTGATACTGATACTTATGCTCAGGACCGCAGTTCAAATGGAATTTATACTTTTGGCCGGAAAAATAAAAACTCACCTTATGTTCTTAATTTGGATTATCCATTGGATTGTGACTATATTTACTCCGTCAGAAAGTGGACAAGCGGTATCTTTGTTTCTTACAGGCAGCCTACAGGGATTGGATATAATTATAAACTTCAAGTAATAGATTATGCCCAAACTAAAAAAGCGGCTGTTTATGAATCACTGGAATTAAAAGCTCCTCCCGGATATCCGAATAAGACTATAAATTGGCACTCTGTAAGGTTATCTACAAAGCCGATTGCTTCCGGAACAAGTATTTCCCTTAAGTATAAAATAAACAAAGCAAGTTCATGGACTTCTGCAAGACTTGAAGGAGGAGGAACAACCTTTAATGCAGTAGGCGAAACAGAAGCGGTATTTTTTGTCGGGGCCGAAGGAAAGATTTTTGAATTTCAGATAACTTTAACACCAACAGGAAGTACATCCCCGGAAGTTTATCCGCCTATAGAAGTATTTTTTGAATAACATGGAAGATAATTTAATAGAAACTTATAAACCGGAATCAAACAAAACAGAAGAAAAAGATAAGGTTTACTTCCCGATTGAAGTTGAGGATAAACCGATTTTTACTAATATAGTTGCAACTGAAGTTATCAACGAAAGAATAAATACGACTGGTGTTAAGGGAAGCGTGATTGACAGTAAGGGTTTGGTATCAGTTAATAACTTTACAATAGACAGTGTTGAAAGTTATGGTAACTCAAGAATGACAACATCAACAGCTTTTGTTGATTTGACTAGCACTACTTTAACTTTCTCAACAGACAGAGATACAAGAGTTTTGTTTTTATGTTCTGCCTCCGCAGGGGCTTCTGATTGGGCCAATGAAGGGATTATCAGGGTGTTTATCGGACTAAATATAAATGGTGTTCTCTATCCTAATTCTACTTATGGCTTTAACTCTGTTTTATATTGGCATGACACAAGTGATGCTGGTTTTACCAGATGCAGGCCGTTTTGGTCTGCATCAACGCTTGTTACTGTTATAAAAGGAGATCACACCGCTAAATTGCAATTTTGCAGACACCTGTTAGATAATTTAACTGCTGAAGTTGTTGATACATCATTAACTTACATTATTTTAGGTAAATAATTGTTAGACAAATCATAATAAAGTAATTAGAATAAGAATATGCAAACATACTCCGAAATGCAGACAGAATTACTTGCTCGCTTAATGGCAAGTACCAACAGTACTCTTTTCCCGACTGCGCGTATTCAAACTTTGATTAAAGATGCTCATTTATGGGCTACTTCGCTTTATCTTTGGCCCCAGCTTGAAAGAGACAAGTATACTTCTACAAACGGAGACTACTACTATGACTATCCAACGGACTTTAGGACAGATTCTATAAGCCGGATTATCATAGATGATAAAGAATATGACAGAAAAGCTTTTGAGGACTGGCTTGATTATAAATTAAATAATTCCACAGATACTAATACCCGAATTTTTGCGGATTTTGGCAGGCAGATATTTATTTTCCCTACTCCTGGGACAGGAACTGACAATTTTGATATTTGGGGTTCTATACAGGCTACTCAACTATCTGCAAGTGGAGATAAGACAATCTTTTCGGACCATGACGATTCTGGAAACGAAGCTATTGTTAAAAAGGCATTAAGTGTGGCTATTGCAAAAATTGATAAAAAACTTTCACAGGCAGAAGAATCAGAAGCTACCAATATTTTAAGCAGAATCTTCAGAAAAGTCCTCCAGAGACAACAAAGAGATCAACGTAAAGACCATCCGCAATTTGATATTCCTAATTATTATGGAAAACAAGTAGGAGAAATAGGTAAATTCTCAATATAAATGGCTACTGCACAACAAATAAGACAAGCTTATCCAGGCTATACTGGCTGGCAAGATCCGGAATTGATTGCCGATTATAATGCAACAGGCGGTCAAGGCAAGGGAAATGCTGCTTATGCTGTTGGTAAAACAGGAGTTTTGCAAGCTACACAACCATCTTTAGTTCCTTCCCCCATACAGACACAGGCAACTGCTCAGCCTGTGTCTCCGGGTGGAGGTGGAGGGTCAAGTGCTTTGGAACAGGCATTAATATCTAAAGGTTATAACCCCACAGATGCCAGAAATGCGGCAAACGGACCGAGGGCGGCTGAATTGGCAGCAGAATACGGAGTTGGAACCGGGATGGGTGCTAGAGCAGGATTCGGATTGACACAACCAACAATAGACTTAAATGCAATTTATGAAAGCAGTTACAAAAGCCCTGAGATCCAGAAGTTAAATGAGGAAATAACGGCGAAACAAAAAGCAAGAGATGAAGCGGTAGCAATCGTCAATGACAATCCTTTTTATTCTGAAGCAACAAGGGTGGGTAAAATAGCAAAGATAAACGAAAAGTATAATGATGATGCTACAACGCTTCAAAATGAAAGAGCCATGAAGTTAGCTGATGCTGAAATTAAGGTCAATTTGGCTATGAAGCAATATGATATAAGCAATGAAGCTTATAAAAACCAACTGAGTGTTTTTAATTCGCTTCTTTCTGCCGGAGGATTGACTAATGCAACAGGAGAAGATATTGCCAGTTATGCGGTTGCAACAGGGATTCCCACTTCTTTGATTCAAGGAATTGCAGACAAGCAAAAACAGGAGGCTATCAAACCCCAAGTATTTGATAATACAGACGATAATGGAAACGTAACATTATCCATTGTTGATGTAAATACAGGAAATATTATAAATACAACTTCACTAGGGAAAGTTGGAGGCGGATCCGGGGGCGGAGGAGAGTTAGGAAGTAAAAACCTGCAAAAACTAAAGACAGATGTCTCCAATTGGATGAATTTGACAGAACTTGCTAAAAAGTATGTCGGAGTCTTTTCAAAAGATGAGGTCCTTTCGGTTTATAATACTTTCCATCAAAATGATGATTGGGGACCTGCCAGTGAATCTTCGGAACAACTGAATAAGATCTTCGGAGTAAGCAAAGCAGGAGGGGTTGAATCTTTAACTTCCGGGGATAAAGCTAATGTCAATCAAATTAAGGATGATATAAAAAACAAACTTTATACAAGAGAAGAAGCCGTACAAGCTTATCCGGAATATGCGCCATATATTTAAGATAGATTATGCAACCCTCTTTTCAGGAAAGACGTAACCAGCTAATAGGTGGAGGAGAAAACCTTACGCCCACGCCTTTTGTACAATCAACTTCAGGAGGGAATAGTTTTCAGGAAAGACGTAACAAGTTATTATTTACGGAACAACCCCAAGCTGAAAAAAAATCAGGCTTTAAAGAGAAAGCCGGAAGTCTTTTCAAGCAAATATCTGATACTGTAGCAAGTAAACTAAGCGGTATTAAAATTCAGCCCTTGTTTGAAAAAGTAAAGCCTTATGTAACATACAATCCCCTTACTGAAGTTCCAGGAGGCTTTAAGGGAGGAGTTCAAAGGCTGAAAGAAGGGATACCTCAATTACCCAAAAAGTTTGTCAGTGATTTTGCGCCAGCAATCCAGTATGTAGAAGATACAGCTAAGGCGGTTGGTGAAATTGAAGGTATTGGCAAACTAACCCCTGCTTATATGGTTTATAGGGCAGCAATAGGAAAACCGATTAAACCGAAGGAATATGCAAGTACATTATTGAAAAACGGAGTAGGCATACTCAATGTAGCTTGGAGAGCAAATCTGGCTGCTCCACTGATAGGAACCGGACTTAACTCATGGAAGGGCGTAAGGCAGTATTTACAGGGAAAAATAAGTGCAGGAGAGTTACTTGAAACTCCGTTAAAGGGTATAAATAACCAGCCGGGGTTCGGAGAAGTGTTTACGGATAATGTTAAATTGGCCGAAGCGATAGATATTGTATTTTTGGCTACCATGTTTGTTGAGCCTTTTGCCAGAAAAAAGCTTGGATCCCTTAATTTAAAAGCTGAGGAAATCAGTAAAGTAAGTAAAGTCCTTGATGTAAAGCCTAACGCTACCTTAAGGGAAATAAGCGAAGCTTTCAGAAGAAAAATAAAAGAACTTCCGGACACTTTTACATCCAATCCAAAACCCGAAAACTTAATTAAAAGAAAAGAACTGCAAACTGCATATGACATCCTTTCTAATGCCGGAGTGATAGATAAAAAGTATGCTGCCGCCTATGATTTTATACAGAGTAAATTAGGTAAAGTGGGCGTAGAAGTAAAAGCTCCCGCTGTTCCTGAGAAACCAAAGAGTTTACTTTCCGGAATTGAATCAGAAATAACTACAAAAAAAGAACAACCAGACAGAAAACAACCAGATATATTTACTGCTAAAGAGAAAGAAAAACTACTAGAAAGAAAACCAAAACCAGAAGTTCCTGAAGCTAAAAAAGTGACAGAATTACTCCCCACCCAACCTAAAGGAGTAGGGATTAAATATGTTCCTGTAAGTAAAATTAACTGGGAATTGGAAGATATTAACAGAAAACAAGGAAAAGAATGGGAATCCTTCAAAAAAAGTGTGGTAAGCCAATACAAAGAAGGAAAACTTGAACCAATAATTGTAAGAGAAATTGAGGGATTAGATGGAAAAATTACTTATGATGTTTTAGATGGTAGAAATAGAGCAGAAGCACTATTTGATGCAAACATAAAAGAGTTTCCCATTAATGTATCCAAAACAATAGATTACACCCAACCTAAAGGAGTAGGGGGCTTAATTGATGAAGCAACAGCGTTAAAGTCCGCTAAACAAGGAACAGGAAAATTCTTACCTGGTGAGGTTTATGAACAAGAATTAGGCGGTTTGGGTGTTAAGCAGGTGTTAATTCAAGGCAAAGATGCTCAGGGAAATATCTTAGGTTGGTATTTACCAGACAAGAAATCCGCACAAATGTTGGGACAAACGGAAGGATTTTTACAGCCAGCGAAGTTTAAACCCGACCCGACAACTGATATAAATCCATTAAGACCATCAACAACCCCAACAGAGAAAATAAGACAGGCTATAGATTTTATGTTTGGTAAGAAACCTAAAGGAGTAGGGGGAGATGCAAAAATAATTAAGACCACTCCCCCACTCTCCCCTACTGGGGTAGTCTCCCCTATTCAGGTTCAGGAAGGGGATCCCCTAGTGGCAGATCTTGAAAAGATACCATCTGACAGGCTAACAAGTAAAGATATCGGAGATATTGCGGAAATTGAATCAAAATCTAAAGTTGAGTTTGATTTACCCAAAAAACAAAAAGAGTTAGTAAATAAGGAAAAGCAGCTAACTAAACAAGAAGAAAAACAGAAAACAGAACTTTTGGACACAATTAAGGATGCAATATTTACAGGAGACATAGAAGTAGCAAGAGTTTTACATGAAGATGCGCTTATAGGTAATCCGGATCTGCCAAGTTTTGATAATTTGATTGGTGAAATGGAAAGTTATCAGGAGCAAACACTTAATGAAGTAAGCAAAGATCTAAAGGCAGAAGTTTCAGGAGGAGAGATTGATGATCCGACAAACAAGATTCTTAAGATAGCTGACAAACTAAGCGCCCACTTCAAGGGTCCGGGTGCATTGTATAAAATTGTTGGCAAGGAAAGGCAGTATAAAACCCCGGAAGGAATATTAACTGTAGGAGGGGATGCTAAAAAAGCTTTTGACGATCTGATCTTCTCAACAGATATAGAAGGGTTTGGCAAAAATATTAGACTTCTATCATTGAAGTTTGATAAAATATTTACAAGTATATCCGAAAATATAAAAGCCGGAGATATTGACGGAGCAGATTATGAAAGTTTTAAAAAATCCTTCAAAGAACAAATTGAAAAAAGAGCCACTTTCAGTGCAAAACGTGGGACTCCTGTTTCAGTCGGCGCTACAAAAGCAAAAGCCGAAGTTGCAAAAGGCGGCGGTGAAGCTCCTGTCACTCCTTCCACAGAAAAAATAAGTGTTCCAACAGGCACTGCAAGTACAGGTACAGGAAAAATAGGTGAATTTGAAAACATACCTGCAGAATTAACCGAAGCTTCTAATTTTAAGTTATTTGAGAAAACAAGAGCATTAACCGATAAGTATATTAAGATGATCGGTAAGGGAACTTTGGGTGAGAAATATACTCCGAGACGCGCATTGGGTGTCTTTTACTCCGACACATACAACGTAAGAGTTAACGGAATGAATGATTTGGGAGTTACTGCCCATGAGGACAGTCATTTACTGGATGCTGCTTACAATATAAGCGACAGATTATTGGAAGTTAAGGGATGGGCCAAAAACGGCAATCCTATATATTCTCCTGAAACCAAAGGACTCCGGAAGGAAATAACTAATCTTTACACTGAATACTATCCGGGAGGCAAGACTACTCACAAGCTGAAGAAAAGAGCAGTTGAGGGGTTTGCAACACTGATGGAGAAATATACGGAGATTCCCACAACAATAACTTCAAAATACCCTAATCTTGTAAAAGAGTTTCTCAAAGAAGATGGCAAGTATTACAAGCCAGTAATAGGCGAGATGCTTAAAGATCTCAGAGAAATTGTTACCGAGTATCAGGGGCTG